AAAAAGGCTAAGGTCAAGAAGGCGGCCGGCGGCATGGTGCGTGTGTTTTGATCGAAGAGTGGATTGATAACATCTCGGAGGTCGACCCGGACACCGGTCTGCCGGCCTGTCCCTACGCCAAGCCAGCGTGGAACGCGGGCCGGGTTCAAGAAGTGCGCAGCGTCGACGGCTTGTGGCCCACCGTCTTGGCCTGCCTGCCGGAGTTTCTCGCCTCGAACGGCGTGGATGTTATCGTGGTTGTGGACACGGACTACCGTGAACCATATGAGGACCTCGAGCAGGCTGCCGACGGTTTGAACGAGTTCTTCAGTGAAGCCGGCGTCAACTGCTGGGTGCTCTCACACCTGAGCGATGAGGCCGTCATTTTCATTCAGCGTTTGACGGACCTTGATAATTCTGCTGCACAGCTGGAGAAACTAGGTTACTATCAGACGTACACCCAGCGCGATTACGATCGCCTGATCGCTCACAGACGAACAAGGAGGCTGCACTATGATGCGCGGCAAGAAGGATAAGAAGACCCCCGAAAAGAAGATGGCTCGCGGCGGCAAGGTCAAGATGGCTCGCGGCGGCAAGGTCAAGATGGCTCGCGGCGGCAAGGTCAAGAAGTGATGGCTGACAAGAAGAAAGAGGGCTTTCCCGACCTGAACAAGGACGGCAAGGTCACTCAGGCGGACGTCCTCAAGGGGCGCGGCGTGAAGGGCTTTAAGAACGGCGGCTGCGTGATGGCCGGCCGAGGCATCCGAGACACCAAGAAGGTGTAACCCATGGCTACGTCAGGTTCGAGAGACTTCAACATCGACGTCGGTGAGATTATCGAGGAGGCGTACGAACGGTGCGGCCTCGAAGTTCGCACGGGCTATGATGCCAAGACAGCACGTCGGTCTCTGAACCTGATGTTTGCCGAGTGGATCAACCGCGGCCTGAACCTGTGGACAGTCGAACAGGATGTTCTGACCCTGACCCAAGGTCAGTCGCAGGAAACCCTCGGCACGGAAGTCGCGGACATCCTTGAGATGGCGCTCCGCCGGGATGGCACGGATTTCGAGATGGAGCGGATCAGCCGGGGCGACTACCTCGACTTCCCGAACAAGGACAGTCAGGGCCGGCCCTCGCAGTTCTATTTCGATCGGCAAATCGCTCCCGTCATCAACCTCTGGCAAACGCCCGAGAACTCGACGGACCAGTTGGTGTTCTACTACGTCCGCCGCATCGAGGACGCCGACGCTCTGACCAACACCACCGCCGTTCCCTTCCGGTTCTACCCCTGCATGGTGGCGGGGCTGGCCTACTACCTGTCCATGAAGAAGGCGCCCGAGCGGGCCCAACTCCTCAAGGCCGTGTACGAGGAAGAGTTCCAGCGGGCGGCCGAGGAGGACGAGGACCGCGTCAGCCTGTTCCTGACCCCGGACCGGAGGCGCTGATGGCCTTCGCTTCTGACAAGAACGCTTATGGGATCTCGGACCGGTCGGGCTTCCGGTATCGGCTCAAGGAGATGCGCCGTGAGTGGACCGGTGCGCTCGTCGGCCCTGACGAGTATGAGCCGAAGCACCCGCAACTCGAGCCGCCAAAGGCCGGCCCCGATCCTCAGGCCTTGCGCAACCCGCGCCCGGACCGTAAAGAGCCCTTCAAGGTCTACGTTGGCGTGCCGACGATCATGGCCCCCAAACTGGAACGCCCCCGTGCCGTTGCCCGGGTGGGAACCGTGGAGGTAACCACGTCATGAGCTTTACCTACGGCGAACTGAAACAATCTGTGCAGGACTTTATCGAGACGAGCGAAACCACGTTCGTCAACACCCTGCCGATCTTCATCCGCATGGCCGAGGAGCGCATCCTCAAAGCTGTGCAGCTTTCGCTGTTCCAGAAGAACGCGACCGCCACCCTGAGCGAGAATGGGCGTTTCCTGCCTGTGCCACCGGACTTTCTGGCGCCCATGGCGCTCAAGCTGACGGGTTCCGATGGTGAGGGGTTCTTTGTCGACTTCAAGGACCTGAGCTTCGTGCAGACCTACGCGCCGAACACGGCGACGACGGGTCAGCCGCGCTACTATGCGCAGTTCGACAATGGATACTTCCTTGTCGGCCCGGCGCCCGACGTCGACTACACCGCGCAGCTGCAATACCTCTACCGCCCAGCCAGTTTGACGGCCGGCGGGGACAACGATACCACGTGGCTGAGTGAGAACGCCGAGCTGGCCCTGCTGTATGGCACCTTGGTGGAGGCCAACACTTTCATCAAGGGCGACCCGGACATGACCCAGCTGTACTCGGCCCGCGCCCAAGAGGCGATGATGGGCTTGAAGATGCTGGGCGAAGCGAAACAGACCACCGACGAATACCGCACCGGTGAAGTTGTCAGGAGCAAAGGATGATCGAAGGTTCTATCGGCATCGCGCCGGGTTTCAAAGTCGACGTTCGCACCACCAGCAACCGGGGCTTTACGCCTGAGGAACTGGCTCAGCAGTGCGCAGACAAGATCGTCGCGGTGTCGGACACAGCGCCGGAGCCCGTTCGAGCGCAGGCGCAAGCCTTCAAGACGCAGGTCGAGCAGCTGGTGGCGGCCTACCTCAAAAAAGCGGTTCAAAGTGACCGCACAACCGTGTACAATGCCCTGCAAGACGCCGGGCACCCCGAACTGGCAGAAGCACTGAAAGGAATCTGACATGGCCTTCTCCGGCAACGCAATGTGCACCTCGTTTAAGCAGGAGCTTCTGCAAGGCGTGCACGACTTCACCAACGGCACCGGCAGCACGTTCAATCTGGCGCTGTACGACAACACCGCTACGCTGGACGCGACGACCACGGCCTTCACGTCGACCGGTGAGGTCGCGGACAGCGGCTCGTACGTCACAGGTGGCGGTGCTCTGACCAACGTGTCGCCGACCAGCAGCGGCACGACCGCGTTCACCGATTTCGATGACATTACGTTTACCTCGGCCACGATCACGGCCCGCGGCGCTCTGATCTATAACGACACCGCTGCGGGCGACCCCTCAGTTGTCGTGCTGGACTTTGGCGAGGACAAGGTATCGACCAACGGCGCCTTTCAGGTCATTTTCCCCACGGCTGATTCCAGCACCGCGATCATCCGCATCGCCTAAGGAGGGGCTGCCCGCATGGTTACGCTCGTAAACCGCGCCAAGATGAACACCTCGACCACCGGGACGGGGACGATTACGCTTGGGAGCGCTTCAACGGGTTTTCAGTCTTTTGACGACGCTGGTGTCGCTGACGGCGCCACCGTGCGCTACACCATCGAGGACGGATCCAACTGGGAGATCGGGACGGGCACCTATACCGCGTCCGGAACAACACTGACCCGCACGGCACTGGAGTCCAGCAATGCCGGCTCGGCGATCAACCTGTCTGGTTCTGCGATCGTGTTCGTCGCGGCTACCGACGCTGACATTCCTGCCCCCGGAACAGACTTCGTTGCCAAGTCAGGCGGTACGTTTACGGGCGACGTCGGCTTCAACGGTGCCATCGACGAGGCTATTCATGCCCTCTCCGGCACAACCCCCACTCTTGACCCGTCCAACGGCACGATTCAGACGCACACCTTGTCCGGCAACACTACCTATAGCGACGGCCTTTCCGATGGGGAGAGCCTCACACTGATGATCGACGATGGCAGCGCCAACACAATCACTTGGCCTACTGTTACATGGGTCAATGGCGGGGGATCAGCGCCTACACTTGCCGAGACTGGCTACACGGTAATTGCGCTATGGAAAGTGGGTTCGACGCTTTATGGCGCACTTGTCGGGGATGGTTCATAATGCTGTGGAAAAGAATATCAGGCGCGGGTGGTGTCGGTGGCGCAGGTGGCGGCTGGGACTTGACCAATGCCTCTTACGACGGTGTTAGTTTTGACGTGTCATCACAATCTGCATTTCCACAAGGTGTTCATTTCAAACCCGACGGCACAAAGATGTTCGTCGTTGAGTATGGCGAAGGCGTCCACTTCGATTTAGGAGGTAGCAGCGGCAACGGGACAACCCACCAATACAGCCTTTCAACGGCATGGGACGTATCCACTGCGTCGTATGACTCTGTTTCTCTTACTCACGAGGGAGGGGGGCGGCTATCCATCCAGACCATCCCTTTTGACGCTACCGGTGTTTCGTTTTCTGCCGATGGCTCCGAAATGGTAGTAGTTGGCGGCGGTCGCAGCCAGATCCTGCAAGGGGATTTTATTGACAATGAAATCCTCACCTACACCCTCTCAACACCTTGGGATTTGTCAGCGGTTTCGCTTGGAAATAGACAACCCATATCCCCATCACAGTATGTCCCCCTTCTTCGAGATGTGGCAGTCGAGTCGGGTGGAACTTTTATCGCTGCTTTTACTGCTGTTTTTGATGCTGGTGATTTTAACAATTCATTTGACGCATCAGGTCAGACACCCGACGCGCAGGGGCTTGATTTCCGAAGTGATGGCACTCGGATGTTTTTAGCTGATGCTAGTAACGCCGCACTCTATCAATACACTCTTTCAACGCCTTTCGACTTGGCCACTGCCTCTTATGACGGTGTTAGTTTTGACGTGTCAGCAGAAGCTGGTTCTCCAACAGGCGTTCACTTCAGACCCGACGGCACAAAGATGTTTGTGGTCGACGGCGACACCGACAAAATCTATCAATACAGCCTTTAACTAACGGGGATCACCAATGCACATCAAACTCACAAACGGCACCCCCGAGATTTACTCAATCGGGCAACTGCGCCGTGACAACCCGCAGACGAGCTTTCCAAAGCAACCAAGCGACGAGCTGCTTGCTGAGTGGGACGTCTACCCATATGTGATGGCGGCCAAGCCAGATCATGACCCGCTGACAGAAAAAGTCAGCCAAGGTCCGATTGAACAGATCGACGGGGTTTGGACAAAGACTTGGTCCGTCGAGCAGCTCCCCGAAGAGCAGGCCAAAGAGCAAGTTCGCGGCAAGCGAGATCGCCTGCTTGCCGCGTCTGACTGGACGCAAGTGACCGATGCACCCGTAGACCAAGCTGCGTGGGCCACCTACCGCCAAGCCTTGCGTGATGTGCCAGAGCAGGCTGGCTTTCCTTATTCAGTCGCGTGGCCGACCGAACCGGAGTAACCTATGCTTGGCTTCGCCCCATTAGCCTCCGCCCCGCTCGCCGATGACGGGTCGGACGCCGTTAATGCGACGGCCGCGCTAACCGGCGTCGCGGCCGCCGCCCAGACTGACGCCCCTTCGGTGGTTGGCACCGCCAACACCTCCATTTTTGGTGTTGAAGCCACTTCGGCGGTGGGCGTTCCCACGGTTTCGGCGGCCGCCAACGTCTCCGTCTCTGGGCTTGAAGCCACCCCGGCGGTGGGCGTTCCCACGGTTTCGGCGGCCGCCAATTTCTCCGTCTCTGGGCTTGAGGCCACTTCGGCGGTGGGCGTTCCCACGGTTTCGGCGGCCGCCAACGTCTCCGTCTCTGGGCTTGAAGCCACTCCGGCGGTGGGCGTTCCCACGGTTTCGGCGGCCGCCAACGTCTCCGTCTCTAAGCTTGAGGCCACTTCGGCGGTGGGCGTTCCCACGGTTTCGGCGGCCGCCGACGTCTCCGTCGCTGGCGTTGAGGCCACTCCGGCGGTGGGTGTTCCCACGGTTTCGGCGGCCGCCAACGTCTCTGTCTCTGGGCTTGAAGCCACCCCGGCGGTGGGCGTTCCCACTGTGGTGGCCGGAACTGGGGTCAGTGTCGCCCTAGCGGGTGTTGAGGCCACTTCGGCGGTGGGCGTTCCCACGGTTTCGGCGGCCGCCAATTTCTCCGTCTCTGGGCTTGAAGCCACCCCGGCGGTGGGCGTTCCCACGGTTTCG